CTTGCCGAGGAGCACATCTGGGGTTATTTCTGCAACTGGCTAGGAATTACGCCTGACGTTGAGGTTTTCTACCCTGATGCTTTTGATCTGCGCGATTACGAGAAAGAGTTAATATTCTTGCAGCAAGTCAGAGCCAGCGGCGTGCCTTCTACCACTATGCAGCGCGAAGTTGATAAACAGATCGCTGACTTAGTATTAGACGATGAGAAGCTGTCAGAAGCACACAAAGAGATCGAAGCACAAACCCGCGTCATAGGACAGTTTCCGATACAGGCTGAATAATGGCGGCCAATGACGATTATGCTGACTTTTTAGAGCGGCTAACTGACGAACATCAGCGCCGCTTGTCTGGCGTATTGCAAACGCTAGAGGGCAATATTGCCTCCTACGTAAACAGCGCACCCGATACAGATGGACAACTGTTCGACCTTGAATGGTCGTTACAGGCTAGGCAAGAGGTCCGCAGGTTAATTGAAGTTGATTTCTTGCAAGAGGCGCAAAGCGTCATTGACGAATATATCGGGGTGGCTAACAGCCAGTTTGCAATGCTGTCTGAGTACGGCGCATTTACACGGGTAGCACCAGAGACCATCCAAGCCTTGCAGCAGCTTAGCTTTCAAGGATTTCAGGCCATAGCCGATCAGCAATTAGATACGCTCGCAACTGGCATTTATCAATCTACTCTAACGGGGCGCAGCAAAAACGACCTAATCAAAGAGCTACGCGGTCAGATAAACGGCGTATACCAGCAAGCAGACGACGAAGAAGCTCGTCAATTGGTAGAAATAGCGCAGACCGCAACAGGTCAACGGCAGCAGGATGCAATAGATAAACTGCATAGCATCTATGCCCGAGATAGGCTGGGCAACAATATGCGCCGCTATGCTACGCAAATGGCAAACGATAGCCTCGCTCAATATAGCGCATCCATTACCAAGGCAACCGCAAACGAGGCGGGTGTAACTAAATTTCAATACTACGGTGATGTGATACGTGACAGCCGTGAATTTTGCCGCAATAATGTAGGCAAGACGTTTACTGAGGAAGAAATAAACAGTAAATGGCAGGGATCGTGGGCTGGTAAAGCACCAGGAGATCCTTTTATAGTAAGAGGCGGCTATAACTGTCGTCACCATTGGCTCCCAATCGTGGAGGATGAATGAGCAAAGAATTAGATAGAGCTAGGAACCTATGTGCCAGAAGGCCGATACCACCGGCGATCAGGCATCTAATTGAGCCGCTAGAAGCCAACGCGCCTGACAGCGAAAGCGCAGACTTTGCAGAATTGCACGCAGTAATTGATGAATTGCTGCCTATCGAAAAACCCAAAGCCAAAAGGAAACAGAAAGATGCCGAACCATTACGGACAGAAGAAGTCGAACAAGAAAAAGAAGAAAAAGCCGATGAGGAAATAAACTAGCTTAACCTAGAATTTATGGGTTAAACTTCCCGCAATACTCATTAGAGGATAATCGTTACGTGAGCGAAGAAATCATGGAAAGTGTCGAAACTGAAACGACCGAAACCATTCAGGACCAGAAGACTTTTACGCAAGACGAGTTAGACCGAATTGTTGCTGATCGCATAGCGCGAGAACGTAAGAAAGCGGAAAAGAAACTCGAAGGGATAGACCTCGAAGAAGCACGTAAAATCATGCAGGAGCGTGAGCAAGCGGAGCTGGAACGCCAAAAAGAACGCGGCGATTTTGAGAATATCCTGAAGCAGACCGTCGAAAAGAAAGATATGGAGATAACGGCGTATAAGCAGAAGCTGCAAGAGACCTTGGTCGATGGATCATTACTCAACGCAGCCAGCAAACATGACGCAGTATCACCAGATCAAGTATCGCAACTGCTGAAAGGACAAGTACGACTCGCTGAAGATGGCGGGGTTGAAGTGCTAGATCCTCAAGGTACGCCGCGATATAGCGAAAGTGGCAACATGCTTACAGTAGATGAGTTAGTTGCTGACTTTTTAACAGCTAATCCGCACTTTGTCCGCGCCTCAACAGGTGGGACGGGAAGCAGAGGAAATGCTGGTGGCTTGACTCCGAAGCCTGTATCGGTGGCTGATATGGTCGATAACTGGAACTCTGGCGGCAGGGAAGCCTACGCTGCCATGAAGAAGGCGAATTGACCCAATTAACCCTAATCAAGTTTTGGAGAACTACCAATGGCTGCTACAACTAGTACAACTTTAGACGATTTATTCGTCAACATTATCGCTCAGGCACGATTCACTGCTGAAGAGCAATCCTTAATGATGGGTCTTGTTACCCGTTACGACATCGGCGCTGATGCCGGTAAAACCATTCAGGTTCCTAAGTATCCTGCAATCGCGGCTGCTGATTTAACCGAAGGCACTGATATGTCGTCAACGACTGTCAGCACCAGCGCGATAACGATCAGTGTCCAAGAAGTAGGCGCACAGGTCGTATTGACTGACGTTGCTGCAATGGGTGCCGGTAATCCAGCAGAAGAGCTTGGAACTGTTCTTGGTAATTCAATTGCAACCAAGATGGACCAAGACTTAATTGCTTTGTTCGACGGTTTCTCAAGCTCTTTAGGTGCTGCTGCACAAGAAATCACAGTTGCTGATTTGTTTAAAGCGGCTGCAACCTTGCGTGCTAATAAGATCACTGGCCGCATGTCGGCTGTTGTGCATCCTTATCAGGCGTACCAACTGAAAGCTAACCTGACGAATACCTTTGCCAATCCAAATGCCGGTGACGCGCAAAACACTGCTATGGTGAACGCGTATGTTGGAACGATTGCAGGTATCGACATCTACGAGTCTGCGAATATAACGATTGACGGTAACGACGACGCAAAGGGCGCAGTATTTGCACCTGAAGCTCTCGCTATCGCTATGAAGCGTGACTTCCAGATCGAGCCACAGCGCGACGCATCTTTGCGAGCCTTTGAGCTTAACGCTACTGCCGTTTATGGCGTAGGTGAGCTTGATGACAGCTATGGCGTTGAGATGTTCTTCGACTCAGCACTTTAAACTGCACCCTGAAACAGCCCTGCAAATGCGGGGCTTGTTTCTTGCAGGAGATTCTATGGCGATCACCTATCGAGGCGAGCGGTTTGAGGGCTACAACAAGCCTAAGCGCACACCAAAGCACAAAGAAAAAAGCCACGCAGTATTGGCTAAAGAAGGCGACAATGTTCGTCTTATTCGTTTTGGGCAACAAGGCGCAGATACTAAGCCGCCAAGAAAAGGTGAAAGCGAAGCAGATAAAGCAAAGCGCAGGTCATTCAAAGCCCGACACGCTAAAAACATAGCTAAGGGCAAGATGTCTGCGGCTTATTGGTCAGCAAAGGTGAAATGGTAATGGCATTTTCTCAAGATTCAGATCTAGTTGCTTTGATTCCCGACATACTGACTTTTGGCATAACGTCATTCGCAGACGAGCACGCCAGAGCAGAGGCTGATTTAATCAGGACCATTCGGAACGAGTGGTGGCACAAGAAAGGCATCAAAGGCGAAATGGTATCGTCATATCTTACTGACTCACAATGGACGCGATGCAATGCTTACTTAGTGTTATGGAAATATGCTTTGCCGCAGCTAACGAACTGGGTAGACGGTGACAGATTTAAAGAGATGCTTGACTTCTACAAGGTGCGCTACGAAGAAGAAATCAGCGACATATTTAAAGACGGCGTTGAGTATGACGACGATAACAGTGGAAGTATTGACGACGACGAAAAGACCATAGTTGCCTTTGGCCGGTTGGTGCGATAATGGCTATCGCTGGGGCGTTGGCTCGCGGTCTTGGGATCAGATTGCTGACTAAGCCAAAAAACGTTGAGCAAGTTACCACCAAGTCGCAAAAAGAAGTTACTAAAAACATTCCAAAAGCTATTTTGAAAACTGGCTTGCTGGGTCAACAGATAATAAAACAACGAACAGCGAAAGGTGTGGGTTTTGGTGGTGGATTTAAAGGCTATTCACCGCAGTACAGGGCGGCACTGTCAGAGCAAGGCAAGCCAATATCGCCTGTTGATTTGTTTAACACCGGCCAAATGCTTAGGTCTATGCAAGTAAAGCGCAGAGATAATCGCACTGCTGAGATATATTTCGACAACAAAGAAGCGGCAGAAAAGGCAGCTATGAACAATAAAACGCGGCCTTTCTTTGGTTTCAATAGAGACGAAGAAGAAAGGCTAGGCAACTACTTTAGGAAGCAATTGTGAGTGTTAGAGAAGATATAGCGGCAAATCTAGTCACCACGCTGCAAGCAGTGACCACGCCGGTAACGATCAAATACGTTACGCGAGAGCCTTTTGATTTTGACAAGTTAAGCAACGCACAATTCCCTGCAATCTTAGTCAGAACGCAGAACGAAGACAGGCAGGATTCAAGTATAAAAGGCACACTGACGCAAAGATTTGCGACGGTTGACTATCAGCTCGTTTGCTATGTAAAAGCATCGGGCATAGACACGGCCAGAAATAACATCATCGAGGCAATCGAGGAGAAGTTAGACGTTGATAGAACGCGAGGTGGTTCTGCGATAGACACCCAGATCGTTAGTATAGAAACAGATGACGGTTCTATTGATCCAGTCGGCGGTGTTATTATAACAGTACGGATTGAGTACCAATTCACCAGAGGCACAACTTAGAGGGTTTAAAAATGGCTACAACAAAAGGTTCAACAGGCGTTATCAAGCTCGCTGTGAGCGGCGGCTCTGTGGCTGCTATGGGTGAGGTTCGATCCTACACCTTAACGCAGTCAGCGGACACAATCGAAGATACCACTATGGGTGATTCCAATCGCACCTACGTTTCATCTCTTAAAACCGGCACTTTATCTGCCGAGGTTTACTGGGATGATGCGGACGCAGTTCAATTAGTGATGGATGCTGCGGCTGCGGTTGACTTTGAGGTTTACCCGACAGGAGCGGGAACCGGCGAGAAGTATTACTCCGGCGGCGGCATTGTGACGAGTAACGAAATCACGGCATCTTTCGATGGCATGGTTGAGGGTTCGTTTGAGGTGCAAGTTTCGGGCGCAGTTACTGAAGCAACAGCATAGGGGTAGCACATGGGGTTAGCAAGGGAGCTACGCAGCAGACGCACAGTTACGCCACGAACGATAAGCGTTGACCAATGGGCTGACGAAGAGGGTCAGCCTTTTGTCATGTATTGTTTTCCGATCACATGCTACGACATTAACGAGCTTCAGAAAAAACATCCTAAGTTTTTGGAGAATACGACTGTCGCAGCAATGGTTGATTTGATTGTCATGAAGGCAGCAAGCGAGGATGGCGAAAAGCTATTTAAAGCTGCTGAGGATCGGATTGATCTGATGGGAGAAGAGACAGCAGTCATCTCTGGCATTGCTGAGCAAATGTTTGCCGAAATACAGTCTGCGGAGGATGCCGAAAAAAACTGATGTCCGATCCGCTAAGGATGAACCTTATATCCTTGGCTGATCGGTTGCATATGACCATAGAAGACGCTGAGCAGATGTCGCTCACTGAGGTAAACGAGTGGATGGCATATTTTAAGATTTTGAAGGATAAAGATGGCTATTCAAACAGTTAGCATAGCTATACGAGCGCTTGATAAAACCAAAGCAGGCTTTGCTGGCGTTACGAGAGGACTTAAATCAGTATCTGGCGCTGTCTTTAGTATGCAGAACGCGCTGATTGGTACTGTTGGCGCAGCAGGTTTTGGGGCTTTAATCAAATCTTCAATTAACGCTGGTGATGAGTTGGCAAAAACTGCTGACAAACTAGGCGTTACCACCACCGCACTCGCAGGACTCAGACACGCAGCAGAGCTTACAGGCGTATCCACAGGAACGATGGATATGGCTCTTCAGAGGTTCACACGTAGAGCCGCAGAAGCCGCACAAGGCACTGGTGAAGCTAAGGGTGCCTTGCAAGAGCTAGGGATTAACGCCGACGATCTGGTTAAGCTACCACTAGACCAGCAAATGAGTGTGGTTGCTGACTCGATGGCTGGTGTTGAGAAGCAGTCTGATAAAGTGCGCTTGGCAATGAAGCTCTTTGACTCGGAAGGTGTCGCGCTTGTTAATACATTGGGCGGTGGCTCTGCTGCGCTGGAGCAAATGACCTCCGAGGCTGAGCAGTTAGGGATAACGCTTAGTCGGACAGATACAGCGCAGATGGAAGCGGCGAATGATTCGCTGACTCGTCTTAAAGCCGTATTTACAGGCCTGACCAATCAACTATCTTTAGCGTTCGCCCCGATCATCACGTTTGTCGCTGATGGTTTGAGGCAAGCTGCAATTGACTCTACAAGTTTTGGAAATATAGGCCAAATGGTAGCCGGTGCTTTAGTTAAGGCGTTTGGCTTTGTTCGCAACATCGTGCATGGGCTGCAAATCGTTTTTCTGGGTGCAAAACTTGGCGTTTTAACTTTTGCCAACGCTATTGGCGATAAATTAATTCCTTTTCTTGATACGTTTATTGATATCTACAACAAAATTGCAGCGATTGTTCCCGGTTTATCTCAGATCACGCAAAGCGGCGAAGAAATAATGGGCAATCTGCCAACGTCCATTGCTGAAACCAAGGCAGAGATTGCTAGGTTAATGGAGCTAAATCCTGGCGATGCTTTAGTTGCTGAGATGCAAAAGTTTATCCTGAAGAACAGAGAAGCAGCGGAATCGGTTGCCGAGTTAAAAGAAGGGATGCTCATTACAGTTCCAGCAGTAGAAACTGGTTTTCAAAAACTAGGCGACGCTCTTACGCGATTTGAGTCACAACTGCCAACATTAAAAGACAATTTAGATTCTCTAACTAAAAACACCTTTAAAAATATGTCTGATGGTTTAATGGGCATTGTCAAAGGTACTTCATCAGTAGGTGACGCTTTTAAGAAAATGGCAGCGCAGTTAATTATGCAAGCAGTTCAGCTATTTATAATTGACAAGATTACAGGCGGCTTCTTGTCGTTCGTTAAAGGCCTGACAGGTAAAGCTATCGGCGGCCCAGTGCAAGCTGGACAACCCTATATGGTTGGTGAGCGCGGTCCAGAGATGTTCGTGCCTAATCAATCAGGATCTATTGTTCCAAATGATAGGATGAGTGGAGGCGGCGGCATTACCGTGGTAAATAACGTAGACGCTTCTGGTGCTGGCTCAGACGTTGAGTTTAAGATTCGGGCAGCCATGCAGCAGACAACACAGCAAACTGTCGCCACGATTCAAGACTTAATGCGTAGAAGGCGCTTCCCATGACCACCTATTCTTTCAGCACACAAGTTGGCCTAACACCGTCAAGCCAGACGTTTGAGCTGGTTCAAAATACCCGAGTATTTCGGTCAAGTTTAACCAATGCTGTACAGACATCAGGGCGAAAAGGCGCGTTTTGGAAAACGACAGCAACCTTTTCTAATCTGCAAGACGGGGATAAGGGCAAGGTGCAAGGTTTTCTAGCCAAGCTAAACGGCCAAGAGCATCGGTTTGAGTTTGGTGATTATGGCTATGACAGACAAGGCACTGCACCATCTGGCGACAGTTTAGTAGTTAATGGCGATAATCAATTAGGCTCTACACTGAACGCAGACGGCGCAACAGCAAGCAAATCAGGATACCTCAAAGCAGGAGATTATATTGAGGTAAATAACTGTTTGCATATTGTTACTGCTGACTGTAACTCAAACGGCAGCGGAGAGGTTGCAATTACAATAGCTCCTCCTCTGCGATCAAGCCCGACAAATAATGCAGCGATAGAGTTTCTATCGCCTAAGTCGGTGATGATGCTCGTATCTGAGCCTAAATGGACAACCCAGCCTGGTCTAATTGCATCTTTTACCATTGACGCAGTTGAGGATGTTCTTGCATGAGCAGAGATCTAGCAGCAAATACAGCCGCTCAATATGCGGCCTCCCATGTCAACCCGATCATGTTCGTTAAACTAGAATTTGATACTGCTGCACCAAATTCCACCGGCACAATCCGATTACACAACGGGTTAGGAACCTATAACTGGGACGCAAATGACGGCGCTGGTATTAGGGCATGGCAGGGGACGGGCGATCTAGGGCAAATCAGCGCAATCGAAGAAGGCGACGAAATAAGCCCATACAGTATTCAATTAACGCTCAGCGGGATAGATACTAGCATCGCAGCAGAAGCCGCCAGAGAGACGTACTATCAAAGGCCAGTTACCCTATACGTCGGCGCTTTAAACGCTTTAGATCAGCTCGTAGCGACCCCTACCGTCATCTGGACTGGGTTCATAGACACAATGGACGCTGTGCTCGGTGGTGATAACGGTGACTCGATTGTATTAACTGCTGAGTCAGAGCTGGCAATGTTTGATAGATCTAGCAATTACCTTTACACCAACGCGCAGCAGCAGCACGACTCCCCAATTGGGCCAGATTCAAACAACCCACAGCCCGACACGTTTTTCACGCATTTGCAAGAAATGGAAGATCTGACGTTGGACTGGGGGAAGCGAAAAGCAGGGAGCGGAAGTGGAATCAAGATTATTGAAGAAGACGAAAACGAATTCGATCAAGTCACCTTCTAGGTCATTCCTTCTTCAAAAAGCCCTAAATGAATGGGGCCGCAATAATTTTGAGTACGGATCTGTGGATTGCTGCCAGTTCACGGCTTTTATTGTTTACAAAATCACCGGCAAAAATTATGCAGACGGGCTAGAATACGAAAGTGAGCTAGGTGCGGACGCTTTGATCGCAAAGTATGGGGATTTAGTTGGAGTGCTAACGCGTGCTATCGGAGAGCCGCCAAATCAGGCAGAATCAGATGGAGACCCTTGCGTTGTAGATGTCGATGGTATCGGTCAAGTCGCAGGGATAAAATACGGCGAAACGGTGATCTGTTTATTGCAAAAAGGTTTTATTCGTTTGCCAGATAATTTAATCATTGCAGGTTGGCACTTATGGCACAAATAATCCCATTTCTTAAAGCAGTAGGCGCATTTGTAACCGCAGGGGCCGCAGCGGGGACGACTGCTGCTGTAATCGGGGCCACTGTTGTTATCGGCGCAACTGTTGCCGCGTCTCGCGCCCTAAAGCCCAAAATAAATTTCAGCATTGACGACAACGATCGAACGCGACAGCAAACGGTGCGTTCCACGATTGAGCCTCGTAAGTTAGTTTACGGTGAGACAATGGTCAGTGGGCCGCTAACGTATGCAAAGGTTACGGGCACAAATAACGAAGACCTGCACCAAGTCGTTGCTTTAGCTGGGCATGAATTAACAGCTATTAAAACAGTTTTTTTTGACGACAAATCTATAGATTTAACTCAGGCTCTGACTTATAACAGCTCGACTAAGGAGGTCATCAGCGGTTTTTTTGGCCCTAAAAATGATGAAGACGGCAACAGCGAAAACATCGTTTACATAGACACAAGGTTAGGAACCTCTAGCCAAACAGCTTTCTCAGCACTACGGTCTAATTCTGAAACCAGCAGCGAATATCTAGCAACGCATAGAGGAGACAACGTAGCTTCTATTTATACTCGCTGGCGCATAAACGAAGGATCAGCAGAGGTATGGGACGAGGTTGGTAATGTCCAAAATATCAAGTGCGTGGTTCAAGGCAAAAAGGTCTATGACCCACGGTTAGATGTACATGCTGGCAATGATGCAGGAGATAACCCTACGACTGCGGCCTATATCGTTTATAACGACGGAACGCTAACGACAGGATCAGCACAGGGGAATTACAACCGAGGCAATCAGGGCGAGAACCCAGCCTTGCAGCTTGCTGATTTCTTGATGAACTCTGATTTTGGTTTAGGTATACCAGCGAGCAAGATTGACTGGCCTGCGGTAGTAACAGCGTCTGATCTTTGTGACCAGTTGGTCCCTATTCCAAGCAGTGCTGTACAGAAAAGATTCTTTGGTTCTGGCGTGATTTTTGGGGCCGACACCTATAGCGCGTCTATCTCTAAGATCCTTTCAGCAATGAATGGCAGCCTGATTTATAGCCAAGGCAAGTACATCATGGCGGCTGGCAAGTATGTTAGCCCTAGCGAAACTTTAACAGAAGACGATTTGGTTGGTCCTGTTCAAATTAAAACCGCAATCCCAAGATCAGATCGAGTCAACACTATCAAGGGTCTATTCATAGATCCCAATGAAAACTACAAGATGATGGAGTTCGGCCCTGTAACTGTTGGGGCCAATGACTTTAACAATCAGACCAAAGGCGCGGTTGCAAGAGACAACGGCGAAGTGTTGACTGAAGAAGTCAAATTACCGTTTACCGATAACCGATATGCGGCACAACGAATTGCGCTGATGCAAGTTGCGCAGTCTTATCATCAAACTATTGTCACTGTTCCCGTAAATCTAAAAGCAATGCGTATTGCGATTAATGATCGCGTCAACCTTACCCTTAGCGATTTTAACGCGGTTGATAGTGGTAACTGGGCACCCAAGGTTTTCAAATGTATTGGATGGCGGTTTGCCGAAGATGGTCAAGGAATTAACCTCACATTAATTGAGGACGACAGCAATAACTATAACGACCCAGCGGCAGGTGATTATTCGACTATTACTGCCGAAGGTGTTATCAGCACAGCCTTGCCAAACGTTCCAAGTCCATCACAATTGACGCTGACTTCTGCAATTAACAGCATCGAGCTGAATTGGAAAAACCCGCCTAACACAAGTGCATGGGAACAGATTTACATTTACCGCAACACTACCGGAACATTGCCAACCGACAGTGATACACCTATCGCCAGGCTAAGAGCAAGCAGCTATATAGATCAGAGAGCAGCCGCAGGATCAGACGGCGTTGCTATTGAATACTACTATTGGATTCAAGCGGTCAGATATCCGCAAGGGTCAACGCCAGCAAGTGGAAACACAAACAAAGCCAAGTCACCAATGGTTGCGGCTGGCACACCTGCAAGCGGGAAGATAGCAGCGACTAAGATTGGCTTTGGAGTCATGGGCGCGGATAGTGTTGGCTCAACGCAGGTTATAGACGGCAACATTGGATCAGACCAGATTGCAACAACCTTACAGTCTACTAATTACGACGCACAACAAGAAACGGGTTGGCAAATCAACAAGTCTGGAACTGCGTTTTTCCAAGAAGCCACCATCAAAGGCGGCATTACAGCCAACAGCGGTACGATTGGTGGGCTAACAATTGGGTCAGATAAATTATACGTTGGAACTGGCACGTTCAATAATTCGAATACCGCTTTCTACGTGGATGATCAAGGTCAACTAAGCCTCAAAGATAAGCTCTCTTGGGACGGTACTGATCTAACAATTTCTGGATCGGTCACAGCAACCTCTGGAACATTCACCGGCACTGTAAACGCATCCGCTGGAGCATTTACTGGCGACGTTTCAACTGATTCAAAGTTTATCGCTGGATCTGGCGATGCAACAACAGTCATTGATGGAGGAGCTTCTGCAACATATAGGATATTTAGCGGAGCTGCGCAAGCGGAAAGTGAAAATGCGCCATTCCAAGTTAAGCCTGATGGTTCTGTTTTTGCCAAAAATATTACAGTCTTTGATGCCTCTGGAAACATCCTACTTAATCAAGACGGGCTAGGCGCTGCTGCGCTGGCTGGGATATCGCTTACTTCAGGAACGGCAGTCGATAAGGTAAGTGGTGTTTTGTCAGGCGATGGCGGCGAAATGACGCTGACGCTAGATCAAACTGCAACGGTAACGCTTGAAACCAAGTTTGCTATATACGACAACTCAGTCGGCACGTTGTATCTACGAGGAACTGGCGCAACATCATCCGCAGCGTTGTCAGACATTACGAACGCAACCCTGAATATTGTCTATAGTCTACAAACTGATGGTGGCTCATATAGCACCGCAGCAACCAAGCCGATCACTTTTACTAGCACTGATTCGACCCCAAGCTCCACTGAGGTTTACGTAACGGCTATCCAAGTCGGTGGATCTTACTTAACGATTTTGATGGATGCTGGCGGCGCGTTGGAGTACATCGCAAATACAGCGACATACGGCGCAACCGCTTACGTTGTAACAAGCCACACTTTCACAAACCTACCGGCTGGCGTTCACAAAATTAAATTGTCATCTACCATTACGGGATCGGGATCACCTGATGCTGCTGGTCAGTCAACATCAAATCGTTTATACGAATTAACATCATCAGCAATTAACTTTGTCGAAAGTGCTGTAAATGTTTTTGCTAATGGTACGCCTTCTGTGCCTACCGGCGGCGGCACTGTTTCTGGGAATCTAGTTGTGACTGGAAACTTAACGGTGAACGGGACGACCACCACCGTAGACACTGATAACCTGACGGTGAAAGACAACAACATTACCCTAAACTATTCCACGGGTGACAGCTCATCAACCGCCAATAACGCGGGGATCACGATTCAAGATGCGGTGAGCGCAAGCACAGATGCTTCTATTCTCTGGAAGACGGCGAGCGATTCTTTTTTATTCAGTCACAAAATAAGAGTCCCTGATTTAGAGATTGATGGTCAAACTTTAACAAGCTCTGACGATCTTAATTCTTTGAATGATGGCTTTTATAAGTGGGGATCTAGTCAACCAACCAACGCGCCCACCTCATATATGGTCATGTATCAAATGACCGACCCAAATCAGAAAATTCAAATTGCTTGGGGAAGTTCTGGAAGCGGGAAAGTATACGTTCGTCGCGCAGATAGCGGGACTTTTTACACATGGACGGAAATGCTCACTACCGCATCTGCCAGTAGCACATACTTGCCGCTTGCTGGGGGAACGCTGACCGGCGCACTTACTGTAAACAAGAATGGAGATGCTCTTAATCTTAGGTCTACTACAAACGCCCAACCAGTACGGATAACCTTCAGCTCAGACGTTCCTGCCGTACAAATTGGTCACATTGAATATACTCATTCAGATGTGGCTTCATACGGATCTGGTGAAGCGTTAATTTTAGGTGGCAACCAAACAACCACAACCATTCTCGCGGATGGTAAGTTAATGTTTAACGAGGGTATCTATAGCAAACCAGCGAGCGGTACTGGTGCTGGTACAAGAAAAGATGCCAATTGGGATTCTGCTTATACCTACTCGCAAGTCGGTCATTTACCTCTAGCGGGTGGTACGCTGACGGGCAATTTACAAACATTGGCAGGTTCCGCATCATCAGTTCCTTTGCGAATAGGAGACACAGATAGCGGGTTTTTTGATTCTGGACAAAATGCGATAGGGATCGCTTTGGGTGGAGTTTTAGAATATGACTTTCACCCAACTCAGCTAGATTTAAACGGCAATAATATTATTGATGCTGGAAATATCACGTTAGCCAATGAAAGTGATATCCAGTTGTATACCACTAGCGGGGATACCGGAACCGGAAGTCTGCACCTACCAAGAGACGGTCAAATAACATTCTATGGCAATAATAACAACGACCATTCTATTGCATCAAGAAACTCGGCAGGAACGACTTCTGACGATATACGAATTAGCAGCTATGGCGCAATCATTTTTGATCTGGATTCAAACTCAAATAACTCCAGTGGCGCAGATTTTATTATTGGTCGTCATGGTGGTGGAAATAACCAGATCGACACGCTTCTAACAGTCAGCGGAGAAACCGGAGTAATAGATGCGAACGGTGCGGATTTTAGTGGAGACATAACTGTAATTGGATCAATCACCAGCACTGCGTCGAACGAACCAAACGCCCAACAAATAACGGTCAGTGACACAGACCCGCTAACCAGTCGGAACGGGTTGTTTATTGACCATAACGTGACTGGCAACACAGCCTTAACGACCGATATCACGAAAATGGGCATTTTTGTTGATATGGATGTTTCGTCTGTTGGTGGCGATACAAGCAACGAGCTAAGGGCTTATGGAATTTACACAGACGTTCGGGGTGTTGGTGATACTGATCTAAGATACGGCCTTTACTCTTACGCTGAGACGCAACATGATTCTGGCACTGTGACGGAAAACATTGGGGTTTATGGATTTGCGGTTTCCGATGAGACGGGAAGTGGTCACACCACTAACAATATTGGCGGCAGATTTTTTGCTTACGGTTACGGCAGTGGGACAGGCGGCACAACTCATCAATATGCTAGTTTCAATAAAGTATTACTTTCAACCACAAACGATAAAGACACTGCAACAGCGACAGGCGTGTATGCTGAAATTGAGGTTGATAACCCCGGTCAAGCGCAAACTCTGACTACGGCTTACGTTGTGAGAGCAGAGTTTGACAACGATTCTGCGGACAATGTAACGATAAACACTGGCTACTTGTACTACGGTAACTACGCAGGCACACAGCCATCAAATGCGTATGGCGTTTACATAGCAGATGCGGTTCCCAACCACTTTAGCGGTTATATCACCACTGGGGATGGCTCAACGACAGCAGCTTCGTATGGTTTTATTTCCGATGTGAATACTGGGATGTACTCCCCAGCGAATCACGAAGTGGCTTTATTAGCAAACGGTACTCAGCGTTTAAAGGTAAACACTAGCGGGGTAGTAATAACAGGCACATTATCCGCAACCGGCGATCTGACTGCCAGCGGTAATACTGTCACGATGACAGCCACTCCGGCGAGAGTTAAATATAGGGTTTGGAGCAATGCCACCTATGGAATAGGGATGGAATCTGGTTATACCTTTGGCCCAATAAATAACGATTACGTCATGAGCTTCCAGATGAACAACGATAATGATCGTGGGTTCTGGTGGGGCGATGATAATCATACAAATGCTCAAGGTGCAATGGCGTTATCAACTGATGGCTATTTGACCGTTGCTACAGGGATGCGGATCGGATACGGAGTGTCTGACACCACAAAACCGAGTGCTGGCTTGCAAGTGTCTGGCAATATCGACGGCACTTATATTCGTGGCGACAGGCTTTATGCGAATAGTGATGGATCAACGGGGTATTTTTACAACGACTATTCAACGCGAGTAGCATACACGGGTGGCGATTTTTATATTAGGTCTGAGGTTAGCAATTGTTATCTATATGCAGCTAATACCTATCTAGGAGGTGACACCGGAGACAATATTCGCGTGAGAGGTAACACTATATTCGGCGACAGTTGGTCTATTACTGGTGTAGGCTTAGTAACAGCCGACAGGTTTTATTCGGGCTTAGGAACGGCAGCAAGCCCAGCTTATCAAGTAGGTGACACCAATTCGGGATTTTATGACAGCGGAGCTAATCAAGTCGGTGTGGCTCTTTCTGGAATTTTAGAATATAAGTTCCAACCTACACAGCTAGGCATGGAGGGTAACAATCTTGCTAACGTAACTCACATTTATGTAAACGGTAACATCTACCACAACGGCGATACCAACACTTACATACAATTTACGACAGACCGCATAAGAATAGCTTCAGGTGGTTTTTTAATGCTTGATTGCATAGAGACAGGTGGAACGTCTTACGTTGACATAGCGAATCGGGTCAGAGTCACCACCAGCGGAAATATGGAGTGTGAAGGTAATATCACCGCTTACTCGACAACCAGCATTTCTGACATCAACCAGAAGGAAAACATCCAGCGAATTAGCGACCCCATTGAAAAGATCAAGCGAATCTCTGGTTATGAGTTTGATTGGAAAAACTCAGGCGAGCACTCAGGCGGCGTAATAGCTCAAGAAGTTGAGCAAATCATGCCAAAGGTCGTCAAAGAAACAAGTATCCGAGACGGCGATAAAATGAAGGCAGTAGATTATCAAGCAATCATCGGACTTTTGGTTGAGACTGTTAAAGACTTAAATAAGCGTATAGAGGATTTAGAAAATGGCGATAACTAAAACTGAAGTATTACAACGATGCGAAACCTATCCTGCATCAGACCCAAGCGCAGAGCCTACTACCAACGAAGGCAATCCTAGGCTAATGGTAGTCATGGAAATCACCTTTGACGATGCAGATGATGCCGAATTGCCAGCAGTATCGACTCATGTCACCTACTTAAATAGGTATGACGGCGACGGCAATCCCACGGATGTATCTGGATACCCTCAATTAGTGCAAAACATCTGCGCGGCGGTTTGGACTGATGCCTGATTACACCATGCGGGATGACTGGATTTGTTTTAATTACACTTGTAATAATGGCGAGCAGCTTTACATTGAGACAAAGCTAAAGACCACCGTTGAACAAGACATGGAAGCCGCCATTCAAATGATGGAAATGACGCGCAGTGGCGGTTGATACGCTTACAGTTGTACCGCAAAATTCCAGCGGAATCCCGCAGTTTAATCGCGCTCTTGGCGTGGGCAGTTGTTCGCCTACAACTACGTCTGCTTTCGGAAACAGCCCATTAGTTAATCTTGTGTATGATTACTTTGGCTTTACGATTTTGCGATTCGACGGACACCTTGATAACAGCAGTGTTACAAGTTTTGATTTAACACCAAGTGGCGGCTCAACGATCACCTTCAATGTAGACACCTATGCTTATTACAGCAGCAGTGATGAAACGCAATTTGCCAGCAGCGATGACGATCAAAATCTAGTCGCCGGAACAACGTACACCATAAGGCTTTATTCTGGCAGCACCAACGTAAACACCGAACGAGTCACTTTAGACCGTAGAACGCCAACCAAATTTAGCGACTTCTACGGAGCAACTAGAAACGTCCCGCCTGTATCGGGAGCGTTCAAGTTAAGCTGGCTGAAGAATGCGGAAAAGTATGACCACGGATCTGCGATGACATCGGTTCAATTTACTACTGGGTTTATAACCTACACAGGTTATTCGTCATTGATTAGTCCAAATTTTGGTTCTTTTACGTCAACCACTGTTTCTGACATTATTAATTATTATCAGGGCGCGACGATAAAACAGATATATCAATTTTCAAGCTCACAATCTCCATCAACAATCCTTATTATCTTTACGATGGATAAGACTTCTGTCGATACCAATTCTCAATGGTACAAAGTCACGCTGACCCCAACAGGAGGAGGCAGCGTTATAACTTTTTATAGAGAAGACTTGACATA